GGGAAAACCACTTTGTAATATTGTTAGGTAAAAGTCCTACAACAGCTTTGATTTCTATGAAAGCTACTCAATTAAAAGTGAGTAGAAAATGGAACTCAATGATGATGGGAATTAAAATGCAGGGGAAAAGCGGATTATTTACTCCGCCAACATACAGCCACATTTATAATCTAAAGACTGTTCAAATGTCTAATGACAAAGGAACATGGTTTGGATGGGATGTAGCGAAAGTTGGTCCTGTATCAGATAAATCAATCTATGACATAGCTAAAAGCTTTGCTGAAAGAGTTGGCAAAGGTGAAGTACAAGCTAAGCATGGATCTGAAGAAACATCTAATACTCCATACTAACGAATCCTAGGTAGTGGGCGGAGAAGCGAGAGTGGACACCGCCCACTTTTAATATATGATTGATAAATTTAAAAATATATTTAAAGGATTGGAACGTGCTCATGGTGTCACAAAAATAGGCACTTCAAATGGGAACGGAGAAAAGATAAAAGGTCAATCCTTTGTTAAACGAGAGCCTGTCACAGATCAACTGTGGAACAATCATTTAAAGGGCATAGATAGTCTTGGTGTAATTCCAATTAATGATGACAATAACTGTAAATGGGGTTGTATAGATATAGACTCTTATGCAGGATTTGATCATCTTAAGTTAATTAACAAAATTAAAAATTTAAAATTACCATTGATAGTGTTTAGATCTAAGAGTGGTGGTGCACATGTATTCTTATTTACTTCTGAATACATTGAAGCAAAATTAATGAGAAATAAATTAAATCAGATAAAAGCTATATTAGGTTATGGTGGATCTGAGGTATTTCCAAAACAAACAGAATTAAAATCGAAAGATGATACAGGAAATTTTTTAAATTTACCGTACTTTAATGGAGATAATACAACAAGATATGCGTTTCTTGAAAATGGAAGTGCAGCTAGTCTTAAGGGTTTTTATGGTTTGTATGAAAGATGTGTTCAAAATTTAAAACAAATACAAGAAATAGAAATTAAAAGACCTGAATCAGAATATAGTGATGCTCCTCCATGTATTGAAACTCTAGCAGAAAATAAAATTGGAGAAGGTGGTAGAAATAATGCATTGTTTCATTATGGAGTATATGCAAAACAAAAATGGCCAAGTAATTGGAAATCAAAAATTACTTTATTTAATGCAACTGCAATGTCAACGCCTTTATCTGATTCAGAAGTTCAAATAATAGAAAAACAACATGAGAAAAAAGAATGGGGATATAAATGTAATGACGAGCCCATGTGTAGTATGTGTGACAAAAGTTTATGTCGAAAAAGAAAGTTTGGTATAGGTCAGGACATAATGTTTCCTGGGCTAACCGACCTCCAGGTTATTGATCTGGAGGATCCTTACTACTATCTAAATGTAGACGGAGAAAGATTATACTTAGAAAATGTAAAATACTTAAGACAACAAAGTTTATTTCAAGAGGCTTGTATGAAACAATTAAGATTTAGACCACCAACATTAAAAGAAAAAGATTGGGTATTAATTACAAATCAATTATTAAACAATGCTGAAGTTACGGAACCAGCAGCTGGTATGAAAACAGATGACCAGTTAAATAATCATTTAGAAGAATATTGTTTGAACAGAACTCAATTAGATAATCCTTTAGACTTACCTAAAGGCGGTGTTTGGAATTCTGAAGGTTATCATCATTTTGTATTTGATAGATTCTATCATCAATTTTTAATGCGTAGAAGATGGGATCTTGGTTATTCAAGAACAGGACAAATGTTAAAAGAAAAATGTAATTGTGAAAACAAAAGAGTAAGTAAAGAAAAGATTAGAGTCTTTGCTGTAAAAGAATTTGATAAGAAACAAGAAACTAAAAAGAATATTACATATAAAGAGGAAGCACCTTTTTAATGAAAACAATAGTATTAGGACCACCTGGAACTGGGAAGACAACTACATTATTAAATAAGGTAGATGATTATTTAAAAGAAACTGATCCTGATAAAGTTGGATACTTTGCGTTTACACAAAAAGCTGCGTACCACGCAAGAGATGAAGCAATAAAAAAATTTAATTTAACTGAGGATGATCTTCCTTATTTTAGAACACTACATTCATTAGCATTTAGAAGACTAGGTATTAAAAAAGAAGACGTAATGCAGCGCAGACACTATGTAGATTTTGGTAAAAGAGTTAAAGAAGATATAGGTTATGCTAAATATGAAGATGACCACAATGGTTTTTTTACCACAGATAGTGAGTATTTAAGATTAATAAATTTAGCTAAACTAAGAAACATTGCTCCTGAAAAACTATATGATGCAGGAGAACATAACAGTGACTTAGAAAGAAATAAAGTTATTACAATTGCTACCGAATTAGAAAAATATAAAAAAGAAAATAGTCTAATAGACTTTAATGACATGATATTAGATTTTATTAAGTCAGATAAGTCTCCTAAATTTGACGTAGTATTCATAGATGAAGCACAAGATTTATCATTAATGCAATGGGATATGGCTAAAAGTATTTGGAATAAAACTACCGATTCATTTATTGCAGGTGATGATGATCAAGCTATCTTTAGATGGGCTGGATCTGATGTAGATTCATTTATTGCACAAGAAGGACAGATGCTTCCATTGATACAGTCACATAGAATACCAGCTAAAGTTCACAATCTAGCCATGGGAATTATTAATAGAATTAAAAATAGAATTGATAAATCATGGAAACCTAAAGTTCATGAAGGATCTTTATCTAGATATGAAGAGTTTGAACAAATAGATATGTCCTCAGGTGAATGGTTAGTATTAGCAAGAACTAAATACATGCTTAACGAATTAGAAAATCACATATATCAAAATGGTTGGTATTATAAAAATAAATATAAAAAAACTAAAGAAAAAGAACTTTATTCTGCTGTTGTAGACTGGGAACATTTACGTCAAGGTCAACTATTAACTCAAGAACAATTAATAAAAATTTCAGCTTATATGAGTTCTGATAAATTTAATAAAAAAATGCTTAAAGGTATGACTAAAGGATCTTATTATGGCATTGATAAACTTACAAAAGAATATGGTTTAAAAACTAAATTAACTTGGTTTGAAGCATTTGACAATGCAGCTAAAAGAGATGTAAACTATTTAAAAAAAATGAGAAGAAATGGAGAAAGATTAAAAGAAAATCCAAGAATAGAATTATCAACAATACATGGAGCAAAAGGTGGAGAAGCACAGAATGTAGTTTTATTAACAGACCTTAGTGAAAACACATTAACGTCTTATGAAAAAAATCCTGATGATGAGAATAGATTGTTCTATGTTGGTGCAACAAGGACCAAGGAACATTTACATATTATAGAGCCCAAAAAAGAATACAAAGGATATAAATTATGAGTCATCCATATGCTGAAAGTAGAAAACGAGCAAGAAAAAAATGGAGAAAAAGTGAAAAAGGTAGAGCATGGGATCTAGCATATAGTCGTAGGCCACATGTTAAAAAAAGAAAACATGAAGAATATATTAATCGATTAATAAGGAATGCAATATGAGTGTTTGGGATAAACAACACGGAGGATCACATTATCAAAAATTTAAAATTCAACCAAGTAAATTTGTTGTAGAAAATGAATTGCTTTTTCCGGAAGGATGCGCTATAAAATATATCTGTCGTCACAGATTGAAAGGAAAAAGAGAGGATATATTGAAAGCCATACATTTTTTAGAAATGATTCTTGAAAGAGATTATAGAGAAATAGAAAAGCCAAAAGAAAATTTACCAAAAGAAAAAAAGAATTCATGGGGAATAGTATGATTCCTATATTTTCTACAGGAATTTCTATGTATAAATTAGATAACATTAACAATGCTGAATTAAAAGATTATGTTCTTAAGAATCCTAATGTAAACAAGCCTAAAAAAAATATTAAAGACATTTTAAACAATGTTTTATTTACAAAATTAAACAAATTTATTAAACAAAAAATGAATGATCATTATCATGAAATATATAATGATCGTTATAACATAGAACTATCGGAAGCGTGGTCTAATTATGGTAATGATGATAGCATTACCATACCTCACATCCACGCGGCTACTTTTCTTTCTGCAGTTTATTATCCACAAGCTGAAGATGGAGAGATATTATTTTTAAATCCTATGACAGGTTTGTTATCTAAACAACGTAGAAATATGATAGATCAACATAATCCTTATACCAGTGAGTATTATTCTGTGGCCGCGAGAACAGGTGATCTTATTATATTTAGTTCTATGCTAATGCATTTTATAAGATGTCCTCAACAATCTAATAGAATATCTATTGCATACAATGGAATAATTAAATGATACAGGTTCCCTTATTTAAACCACAAACCGAATGGTTGCCTCCAGAAACTTTTCCTGATTTATCTAAGCATACTGAAATTGCAATAGACTTAGAAACAAAAGATCCTGATTTAATTAAGATGGGATCGGGTTCTATTGCAGGTAGAGGGGACGTTACAGGTATTGCTGTCGCTGTTAAAGATTGGTCAGGTTATTATCCAATTGCTCATGAAGGTGGTGGTAATATGGATCGTAATAAAGTTTTAAAATGGTTTCAATCAGTGTTGAACACAGATTCTATCAAAATATTTCATAATGCAATGTACGATGTATGTTGGATTAGAGCTCTTGGTCTTAAAATTAATGGTAAAATAGTTGATACTATGATTGCAGCCGCAATTGTAGATGAAAATCAAATGCGTTATGATTTAAACAGTTGTAGTAGAAGATACATAGGTAAAGGCAAAGACGAATCAGCTCTATATGATGCAGCGAAATCATGGGGAGTAGACCCTAAGGCAGAAATGTATAAACTACCTGCTATGTATGTTGGAGCATACGCAGAAAAAGATGCTGAGCTTACTTATGAACTTTGGCAAGAACTAAAGAAAGAAATTTTACACCAAGATATACAATCTATTTTTGAATTAGAGACAGAACTTTTCCCTTGCCTAATCGATATGCGTTTCTTAGGAGTCCGAGTAGATGTTGAAGCAGCTCATCAATTAAAAGAACAATTACTAACAGAAGAAAAAGAATGCTTAGTAGAAGTAAAAAAACAAACTGGAGTATCCACCCAAATATGGGCAGCGAGGTCGATAGCGCAAGTTTTTGAAAAACTTCGCCTACCTTTTGACCGAACCGAAAAAACAAATTCTCCATCATTTACAAAAAACTTTCTTCAAAATCACCCCCACCCACTGGTGAAAAGAATCGCCCGCGCTCGTGAAATAAACAAGGCGCATACCACATTTATTGATACCATATTAAAGCATAATCACAAAGGAAGAATACATGCAGAAATCAACCAACTTAGATCCGATAATGGCGGAACAGTGACGGGAAGATTTAGTTATTCAAACCCAAATTTACAGCAAATACCAGCACGGAACAAGGAACTTGGACCACGGATTAGGTCATTATTTATACCTGAGGAGGGCCATACATGGGGTGTATTTGACTATTCTCAACAAGAGCCTAGGTTGGTAGTGCATTATGCAGCTTTACAGAATCTCTATGGCGTGGACGAGGTATTGGAGGCCTATAAATTAGGTGATGCCGATTTCCATACTATCGTGGCAGACATGGCGGAGATACCTAGATCGCAGGCCAAGACTATAAACCTTGGTCTGTTCTATGGTATGGGTAAAAATAAATTACAAGCTGAACTTGGAGTATCAAAAGAAAAATCAGATGAACTATTTAGACAGTACCACAACAAAGTTCCATTCGTAAAACAAATGATGGATGCTGTAATGAGAAGAGCACAAGACTCAGGTAAAATTAGAACTTTACTTGGAAGATTATGTCGTTTCCATTTATGGGAACCAAATCAATTTGGAATTCATAAGGCATTGCCACATGATGCAGCGCTCAGGGAACACGGACCAGGGATTAAACGTGCTTACACATACAAAGCATTAAATAGATTGATACAAGGATCAGCGGCGGACATGACAAAGAAAGCAATGATAGAGTTACACAAAGAAGGAATTATTCCACATATACAAGTTCATGATGAATTAGATATATCGGTTAGTGATAATGCAGGTAAGATAAAAGAAATAATGGAGGACGCAGTTTCTCTTGAAGTTCCTAATAAAGTAGACTATGAATCCGGACCCAATTGGGGTAATGTTAAAGAGGAGGAAATATGAAACAAATGTTGAAACAATTAAAAGTAAAATGGGATGTATGGTCTT